ATGAAAGAGTCGGTGTTGCAAGTCTTGTAAAGCTTATGGTGTTAGATAGAGCTGAATCTGTTCTGCCGTCCTTATGAGCTTTTACACCAATGGTATAAGTCCTGAAATCCGAGCAGTAGCTGAACAGGCTATAACCTGAAGCCGTATAAGATAGGTTGGCAATCTTAGTTCCGTTTACATAAAGATAATAAGTCGTAGCATCGGTAATCTGCTCATCTATATAGAACTTTTCGCCTTCCTGATGAATTGCCGGTGTTCCCAGAATTCTTTCAAGCGTATAAGTAATAGGCTCTGACGGATTGGAAATAAGTCCGGACTTCTTTGCAGTTACCGTTATTTCGTAGGTTCCGTCATTGGTAACAAGCGATGCCATACTGTACCTTAATGCTGAGGTGTTTTTAGTAACCGTTGTACCATTGCCCGTAGCGGTCACATCATAGTTTGTTGCTTCATCTACGGCACCCCAAGTAACGTAGTCACCATCCATTGCCACAACAGGAGTCGGAAGTCTGGCATTTTCAATCATATAGAACATCGAGCTTGGCTTTCCAACTTTCAGTGTTAATGGCGATGTTAAAGATGATCCCGAAAACGAGCAAGCCGCAAGAACACAGGACACATTCGCCATATAGGTTTCTGCCTGTTCAAAGGTTCTCTGAGTGCTTCCGGAGTTTACATAAATATCGCTGTCGGACGGATAGATGCCGGCAATGTTTGTACTTGCAGAGCCATAGGTTTTAGAACCGTTCGTCCACTGTGTGCTATCCAACAAAATAATGTAATAACCGGAATTGAAACAGAATAAAAGCGGCATTGTATAATCGGTGGCTGTCGTTGTTGATGTAGATCTGCTGAATACTCTGTAATCGGTATTAAAGGTAATGACAAGCCTTCCGGTGCTCTTATACTCAATGGTTGCTCCAGCCGTATAATAGGTATCGTTTGCAGGTATGGTATAAGTCGTACCCGGCTTTATCTCGATATGTCCGCTGTTTAATAGTCCGCTTTGTGTGTTTATTAGGTAACCTGTGCCACCTTTGTATGAGCTTGATGTTGTGCCTGATATCTTAAAGATAACGACATGCGCATCAGATGTTTTCACTCCGGCTTTCAGGTAAATATTATCCACTACCGTTCCTGCCGGAATATACGCTCGTCTTGTTGATGAGGATGCCGCACTCGAATAGAAATAACAGGCAAGTCCCTGCATACCGAGTCTTTCAAGATATCCGGACTCTTCGCCCGTTACCTTTTTAATTGTTACTTTCTTTAGTAGTTTTCCTTCGCTTGGCCTTACCTCATAAGTCTGAGATGTTCCCGTTACAGTCTTTTCTTCGGCTTGGATATACACAGTGTGTGATGCAGCACCGGGAATATCTCCTTTTTCTTTATAACCGGCTCTTGTAACCGTTCCACCCGGAGTAAAGACTACCGGATACTCGGTTTCGTTTCTTGATAGATACGGATTTGAAGGAACCGTAACATTTGATACCACTGCTCCGTCATCAAGCGTACCTGTTTCCAAGACCTTGTTTTTGCTGACATAACGCTTACCTCGCCTTACCTGTTCAGGCTTGGCGGTTACTTTGGATACATCAGCATAGCCTTCTTGAACTTTTTTAATGGCAGCGTCTATCTGTTTTCCTGTAAAGATTAGTTTACTCATTGTTCCACCTCACAAATAATCGACCTGCCGGAGCCGTAATTGAATGTCATTCTCGGAAACTCGCCTCCGCTTTTTTCAACGTCTGAATACCAGTAGATATTAGTCAGGTTTCCTAAGAAGCACTTAGGTTTTGCAAAATCGTGGTATCCTACTACTTCGTTGAACGTCATCTGTGCATTGTTAGGATTAGAATAAATACCACCTGAAGAAACTCTGGTGCCATATCCCACATAACCGTGATCGGCTCTCGAATAATCAACAAGAACCAGATAATGCACTCCATTATTCAATAGAATCACCGGAACCTGAGAAAATCCCGATCCGACAGTAAAGGACGATGTATGGTAGAACTGAAGTCTGCCGTTTTCTGTGAATCTGAGCTCACCACCCGGTGTGTAGGTAGATGCCGTAGATACAAAGGCATCTCCCTTATGTAGGGTGATAATTCCGTTTACAAGTCTTCCGTCATTTTCATCAACGACCTGAACCAGTATATTTTGTGCTCCGATGTTACTGCTTACAGGTAGTAGGTAAACATCCCCGGATGAGTAGACATTATCTTCAAGCGTTCCGGCAGTCAGCATTCCGGCATAACCGCCACTTGTTTTTATCTGATTTATATAAAAGTTATAAACCGGGATTCGTTTTACCTTTGAGACAAAGTCCGGTGTCTTTTCCACGATCACTTTCTCAAGGAACTTATTCTCATCAGCTTCCAGAACCACGTTCTCGTCATAGCTCGGTGTACCTTGCTTGACTTCGGTTTTGATGTATCTGGTCTCAGTTGCTCCCGGAGTAAGCGTATCTATGTATCCGCCTTCCGTTACTTTCAGGGAAGCATTACCTGTTATAGGGTAAGGTGATGGTGTGTCTGAAACAACACTGCCGGAAACAGTAACCGAAGGTGTAGCACCAACACTGCCTATAGTCCCTGAGACGAGTGTCTTGTCTTGCGTCATGATTTTAGCTCCTTCAATCACATCCGAAGCCACCGCATCAACGTTTGAACAGTCCGCATAGTCTTTGTTGACTTTTCTGATAGCTGCATCGAATTCCTGTGTTGTATGATTAAGCTTGCTCATCTTGTACCTCCTCTATAAATTCATCCATTTCTTCAATGGTGTAGTCACTTATATAATCTGTAAGACCTATAACTCCGACATCGGAATCTTCCGAGTCTATGACCTTCAGTTCGTTTGCATCGTATAAATACTTTTCTGAAACTTCAGTCAGACTCTTGATTGTCATCGTGCCGGAAAGTGCTCCGTTATAGGTTATGGTATGCGTTAAAATCAGTGCGGTAATAAAAGGTCCGTAGCCCGTTTCAAAGTACAATGCATCCAGCGGTTCAAGCTCCGGATTGCCACGATATTTCACTGAGTGCGTTAAACGGAACTGCAGGTAGTTTGCCGCATGATAAATCAGCGATGACTGCATACCAAAGTCGGTAATCAGCTGATTCTTTTCACTGTCTGTTGAACCTCCCGTATTAAGAGAGATGACCGCTTCACTTTTAGATACCGAACTGTTGACCTTTTTGCCATAGACCTTCACATAGTAAGTGCCGGTTCCGATGATTTTGAAATCCGCACTCCTGCCATAAAAGACAACGTCTTGTGTCTCAGCTTCGCACTCTATCCTTTGCTCTGTAGATAAGGCATACTCTATATGACACTCCGCTTCCTCATCTACATCAATGTTTGATTCAAAGACAACTGTCTCGGTCTCTTCTTCAGTGTAGGTGTAAAGGTCGGATTCCACTTTGTATAAAGTATCAATCTTAGAAACCGTGTCACCGTTAAAGGCTATGGAATCAAGCTCCATAATAAAGTCCGAAGACAAGTCATCCATTTCAAAAGGTGCTATGGTAATCACTCCTTCCACTGTTCTTAAAGTACAGCAACAGGCATGCGCTATAAGCTGCAGACAATTAAGGTGCGTTGTAATCGGAAGCGGTGCATCGGTATAAAGGTCTTGTAAAGAATCGGAAATGTCATAGTCCGTAATCCCGGCATCAGTAAGTACATCTTCAGCAAGCTCATAAAAGCTTTTATGCTCAAATGTCCCTTTATAATAGGTTTTTGAAAGAGAACACAAAACACTCCTTGCCTTAAACGATGCAATGCCGGATGAATAGGAAGGTCTGCCGGAGAGAATAAAGTCATCCTCAGATAGCCACTCGATGTTGCCACCGATAGATAAACCGAACTGAATGGTTATCTTGGCGTTTTCATCAAGAGCGTGCCACCTTCCACTGGGATTGGACGGACTGTACCTTCCGTTAAAGTCATAAATAGAAAAGGAGAGCTCTTCTTTAGGAACCCTCCTTGTTAACGGATCGATATCGCTGTTTACGGTGACGTTTGCAATCTCATCATCCAAGAACTCATATGTTTCACTGCCGGAAATAAGAGATATCTTCACATGGGATTTATCCCTGCACCTTTCCTTCATGGCAAGAGCGTATGTATCGCTTGTTTCTTTCATGCTTATTCACCTCCCATATCAACAACAGTGATTCTGCAGTTTTCTAAAAAGCGTGGCATTCCATAGTTTGCGCTGTTCGGATTGCCGTTAGGTCTATACGGTGTGCAAGTAGGATTCTCGGCATAGAATTTCTTTGTCTGCCAAATCCCACGATTGAAATTAAAGTATTTACAGAAGAAAACCACACCGTTCGTTTCCAACCAGTTATTGATCTCCCACCACTTTTCAGGATCCATTATCTCCCATGATAATTTCTGCTTGTCTCGGCTTCTGCCTATAAGCTGAAACACCACTGAGCCGTCTGCGGATTCCTGTGTCTGGGATTTACGGGAGGTTTCAAAAGTGCCGCTTGTAGGATACGGCAGTTCTAATGAAAAGCTGTCTTCGGTTATCCCCCAGTACATAAATCCCGGTTTCATGTTAATATGCATTCTTAAAACCTCCCTCGTTTACCATAAGTCCTCGTTTACCTTCATAGCGTGCATTGGCTCTTCCGATGTCATCATCCGAGAAGATAACCGATAGATCTTTTTCAAGTATTGCTCTTAATATGGAGTTTTGCTCCCTTAATAGACTCAGCTCTTCCGACCTGTTAAACTCCGTTTGTTGTCTGTAATAAGTATCCTGTTGTGTATATCCTTGCGCTTTTACAGGGCTTGACACTACACTATCCAGTCTTGCTGTGCCTTTGATATCAAAATCCGTAGGTACTGCTTTAGTCATTAACTCTTCGGCATTCTTCATAGAATCTATAAAGCCACCCTCAAGTCCAAGACCTAAGTTTTCACCGATTCCGGCAAACAGTCTTGAAGGAGAGTGGATTCCGAAGAAGTCCTTGATGCCTCCGACAATACCGTCAAAGAAACCGCCAATTTTATCCTTGATCCAATTACCGACCGACTTGATGCCTTCCCACAAACCTTTTATTAACTGAACACCGATATTGGCAAACTGCTCAGGTCCTTTGGCAAATGCCTCAAGTAGTCCGCCTATGATTTCCGGTACTGCTTTTATCAGTTCAAAAATGATAGTAGGAAGCTTGGTAATAAGGCTTGTGAACAGCTCAATACCGCACTGTATAATAAGTGGAATGTTTGATAGGATCGCTTCGATTATGGACTCTATCAAATCAGGTATCGCATTGATGATTTCAAGGATGATAGTCGGAAGGTTATCCACTATGGAAATAACCAGATCAAGCACTGCATCTAAGATGTCCGGAAGGCAAGTGAATACCGCTTCCAGTATGCCGCTTATAAGTGTCGGAATTACCTCAATCAAGGAATCCAGAATAAGAGGCAGGTTCTCAACGACACTGTTTACAATCTCAATCACAGCACCGATTATCTGCGGTACTGTTTTAAGGATTGCTTCTACCAGTTTCGGAACGATATCGCCTACTGTTTTCAAAAGGCTCGGCACGGTTTCAAGGATTGTTCTGATCACTCCTTCTATGCTTTTCAGTACTGCATCCAGAATTAAAGGAAGCTTTGAAGCAATGGTATCTACAATCCCTACAATCGCAGAAAGCACTGCAGAAAGTAAGACAGGAAAGCTATCCGTGAAGGTTTGCGTTACCTGATTGACGATCTCAATAACCAAATCCAAGAACTCCGGTAGTCTTGCCACAACTTCCGAAAGTAAGGCACTTACAGCCCCACTGACCGCTTCTAAAAGATAAGTGGCGTTGTTATTCAATGTATCGACAAAGGCGAAAACAGCCCCAATTACGGCCTCAAGTGCGCTCGGTAAATTCACTGCAATAGCGTCTATAATAGATAAAATTACTCTTGAAACCACATCGAAAACGTCCGGCAAAGCCGCAGAAATCTCACCGATGAACTCGGATATAAACTCGTTTGCAAGAGCGATGATTTCAGGAAGCGATGATAGAAGTGTCGTTGCTACTGCCTTAATAAAACTCTTGATTAAAGTGAGCAGCTTTGGCATGTACTCACCGAGCTTATTCAGTAGTTTCGGAAGCACCGATTCTATCGTTTCACCTATCTTCTTAAAATCCCCTCCGGCATCACGAATACCGACTGTAAGCTCAGACAGCATTTCTTTTCCGTCTGTTGCAAGGGATGTAAGAATAGGAAGAAGCACAGTGCCTACTGCATTCTTGAGTCCTTCCGTTCCAACCTTTAAGTACTGGATCTGGTCATCCAAAGCGCCATAGGCATTTAAGGTATCATCACTTAGAACATACCCGGCTTCACGTGCTTCTTTGCCAAGTTCAGACATCTTATCTGCACCGGCTTCAATCAGTGGATTTAACTCCTGAGCCGATTTTCCGAGTATCTGCATAGCAAGTGCGTCACGTTCGGTTTCGTTTTCTACAGCACCTAAGGCATCTATAAGCTCCCAGTAGACATCATCAGAGTTTCTCAGTGTTCCGTCAGTATTGGTTACAGATACACCGAGTTTCTCATAAGCTTCCACCATAGCAGAGGAACCGTCCTGAGCACTCTTCATGCTCTTGATGTTCTTTGCCATTGATTTGGTTAAAGTCTCAACCGAAACATCCACAAGCTCGGCTGCATACATGTACTCCTGAAGCTTATCTGTAGCAATGCCGGTGACTGTGCTTTCGGTAAGAACAGTATCTGCATAAGCAGCACCATCCACCGAGGCACTCACCAGTGCTTTACCTACTTCAACAAGGGCAGCACCGATTGCAACAGCAGTAGCAGCTACGGCCGCAGCAGTGGCTTTACACACAGTTCCTAATGCTTCAAAGGCACCGGACGCATCTTTGGATTTATTCCCGGCTTCTTTTACCGAGTCACCAAAGTCATCCGATGCCTTGTCTGCTTTTTTCAGTCCTTCCGAATCTTCGGATAAAGCCTCCGTGTTTTGCTGAAGCTCTCGCTCCATTTTATTCAGTTCGGACTGAGCTTTGTTTAATTGTGTTTGCCAGTTTTGTGTACGCTTATCGTTTTCACCAAAAGAAGCGGATGCATTCTGCAGTGCCTTTTGAAGCAGATCAACTTTCTTTTTCTGCTCTTCGATAGCCTTTTGCAGTACTTCATTTCTTTTGGTCAGTGCCTGTTCGGATCTGTCGGTTTTATCAAACTCAGAGGCAACAAGCTCCATTTCAGAGCCGAGAACTTTCATGGAAGAGTTGATTTCACTAAGAGCACGCTTGAACTCCTTCTCGCCTTCAACTCCTATTTTTAATCCAAAACTATCTGCCATGTGTACTCACCTCCTTATAGCCCCACCGGAATGATGTCATCGATAGTGATATTGCGTTTTGGTTTACTCATTCCGTGGAATTGCTTATAAACCTCCCACTGGTCAAGTAGCTCGCCAAGTGGCATCAGCCATACTTCCGTTTCACTCCTTCCCAGCATGGTGGTTCCATAAAAAATAAGCCAAGCAAAAATCTCTGCATCTGAGGTTTCAGCCGGCTTTATGTGTTTTTTGGTTTTTCTTCCTCGCTTTCAACTTCTCGCTTGGTGCCTTTAATAAGCGCTTCGGCAATGGCATCTTTGAATGTTGCGATTTCAAGCGGAGTCGTTAAAAGTTCAATCTCGTTTTCTGTAAGCAAGGCATCCTTAGAACCCGTTGTAAGGTTCTTGATTTCAATACCCTGATTGGCAAGAAGAGCTATGAGCCAGATTACTTCACTGATTGCCTTGTCATAGTCTTCTTCCTTCATAATGCGCTCACCAAGCTTGGAAAGACCACCGTATTTCTTGGCGATCTCTCTGGTTGCTTTGGTAGTTAAAATAAGCTCATATTCTTTACCGTGAATGGTTACTTTACTTGCTCTTTCCATTTATCTTAGTCCTCCTCTTCCTGATTGGGTGGTGTTGGCTGTGTGTAGGTAGGTTCATAAACCGAAGTGAACCATGAATCAAAGATTGTGGTATTGGAATCGGTTCCGTTATCTGTTGCTTCTACCTTCCACGGATGTTTGTTCGCTGCGTCAAGCTTGTTACGTCTTGAGATAGTTCCTTCAATCGTTGGAGTTTGGAACTCAATCGAGTCACCTCTGGTTTTAAGTGCCGCACTCGGAACACCGAAAAGTACTCTGTAAAGCCAGAAATATCTGTATTTTCCGGTAGCAGTTTTTGCTCTGAAACCTACAGCTACAGGCTTTGATACATCCTCGCCGGTTGAAACAAGCACTCCGTTAATATCTACCGTTGCACCGACAAGATCAGAAACCACAGAAGGTGCTAAGTCATTAACACCAAGAGATAAGGTTCCCGACTTGAACTCACGGATCGTAGTGTCCGCACCGTCATCGGCATAGAGAATCGCTTCCAAAAGTTCAATGGAAAGGTTCGCCTCGATTGCTTTTGCAAGAAGAGTCGGTGTGCCATAAGTTTCATTACCATTGGTACCTTCCGTAATCTTGGCATAATATAATTTATCAAGTCCTATTGTTGCCATTATAAATTTCCTCCTTAAATAGCATAATAATCCGCTACATCAATAGCGATTTGGTGATAACCTGTCTCATCATCATGAGTGATGTACCTGCGGTCGGTTATCGTTAAGTCCGCAAGCAGTATTTTTTCTTCAAGGTTCCTTTTGATTGTCAGGTAGTTGCCCTTAACAAACAAGGAAATCCTCACTTCTTCAATATTGGCATTCGGTTTATTGTCCGCATAGATGTCATAGGTATCTACGATCGGAGTTAAAACCGCATACACATCAGGAGCCGAAGACTCAAAGACACCTGTCTCAACCGGGATGTTCTCGGCTGTTATCAGTGTGTTTAATGTTGATAGTAAACTCATATCTTATCGATCTCCTCCTCCAGTTTTCTTGTCATGACATCCACCATTTCCTTTTTCGATTGTCTCTTTGCCGGTGTTAAGAAAGGCTTCGGTGGCTGACCTTGCTTGCCGTACTCCAAAAGAGCTGCAATCATACCGTTTCTTTGTCCGTCTTTCCGGTTTTCAGAAAAGCCTATCTTCACGTTATAGTCACCGTTTTTATCCACCCTTGCAGGTGAGGTGCCAAGTGAAGCAAGCAGTGTTCCGGTTGAT